AGGCTGGGTTAAATAGTTTTATCAGTGAAACAGCACCAGAAATTAATTACTTTAAAGAGTATGGAGATCTATCCTCAATGGCACCAAACTACTACTCAATGAAAAAAATAACAGAAGAGTATGAAAAGTTAAAGGCATTATTGCCAGAAGAAGATGTAAAATGAAAGACATTATAATGTCAATAATTACAGGTTTTGGATGTGGCGTAGTATTTGCAGCATTCAAATTGCCAGTACCAGCACCACCAGTTTTTGCGGGAGTCGCAGGAATTATTGGTTTATGGATTGGCTTTACAGTTATAACTAAAACAATATCCTAGGAGGAAAATATGAACGAACAAATTAAAGCACTACTAGCATCATACGGAAGATCAGTTCTTGGCGCAGGCCTTGCACTTTACATGTCTGGGGTCACAGATCCTAAGACTCTTGCTTACTCACTATTGGCTGCACTAGCACCAGTGGCATTGAGAGCAGTTAACCCTAACGATAAGGCATTTGGTATTCTTCCAAGCGCATCTGACGTAGCGGCAGCAGTAAAGACCGTAAAAGTAAAGAAGGCTCCTGCCAAGAAGAAGGCAGCACCAAAGAAGTAATTCTTTAGGGAGGGATATGTCTATCTGGCCTATCCCTCTCTTTCTTTTATGCTATGACATACATATACGAAGATCAAATTAAACCAAAGTCTAATACTGCATTAATTATGTGCACTTACATTAGACTTACAAACATGCCCAAATTATTACAAAAAATACAACTACAACATAACAAAGATTTTGATTTTTATATTGTAAATAATGCAGTTAACCAAGACCTTAAGTTAACTGGGTATTTTCAAAAATATGGCAAAGACCTTGCAGTAAATGTTTTTATAAAAAACTATGAGAACGAATATAAACAATTTGCAAGGTTTTATCTTGCAAGAGATTTGGCTAAGCAAGGATATGAAAAAATAATCTTTGTTGATGATGATGAGGTTTTGCCAAACTCATTTACTCAAGATTGTCATACGCAATATGATGAAAAATATATTAAATCTTTTTATGCTCATAAATTTGAAAGAGACTATTGGAAAAAAGTTAGACTAAGACCAAGAGAGATAGGTAACTATGCTGGAACTGGTGGTTTAGTCTGTTCATCTAAGATATTTTTAGATGATAAATTATTTAATTGCCCAGAAGAATATCACATCATTGATGATCTTTGGTTCTCGTACTATATATTAAAATTTACCGATTACAAAATAACTTTACTTGATACTCAGATTCAATTTATACACGATGACAAAGCAACTTTTGTTAATCTTATTGACCTAAAACGTAAGTTTTCAACTGACTACATCATTGATCACGCTTAAGTATTTACCCTTAAGAGTATCAACATAAAAATTTTGCATGCCTATGTCGTATGCTTTTTTCTTTTCTTTTTCTTTGTCTGTGTTATTAACATAATCATCAATCCGTGTTGCAAGTTTTATAGGGTCTGCACCGTAAACGTCAAGAGTCATTCTGGTTAGAAGCCTATCAATCTTCTTTGATTCTATTAACCATTCTGCTGGAAGTATAAAATTATTTGGGGATATGTCAGTCATAAAAACTGGAAGGGCACTCATAAGAGCCTCATTCATAGGCAAGCATAGCCCAGCATATCGTCTAGGAAGAACCATTGCATCATAGCCAGAGTATAAGTCTGCATAGTTTTCGGTATTTGAAACATCAATAGTCAATCTAGAATCATTGCAGTCAGTCTCAATAGGAGTCTGGCTTTTTATTACTAACTCATAATCAGCGCTTGAATATTTAAGCATATCAATGACTGTGCTAGTCCCGTTCCTATCTTTAGAAGCAAATTTACCAGCAATATGAAGAATCCTATTATGTGTCTTAGACATATTAATTTCTCTTTGTGATGAAAATGCAAGGGGATCAATAGGAGGAGGAAGATAAACTACCTTAGTTAAATCACCCAATACTTTTTCTACCTGTTCAATATTCCAAACACTTGGAGATAAAAGGATACTTGGCATTCTTTGGTTTGGATCAACCACTAAATCTAAAAATTCATAGTTATACTGCAAGATTGTCTTTACATTTCTTTTATGGGCAAGGCTAAGAAACATGCTGCTATAAAAAGACTCACAGGTTAATACAACATCAAGGCCATCAAGGAAACGAACAATCTCTTCCCTAGTAGCAAAACCCTGACTTGTAGTTATGCAGTCATAGCCAAAATACCATTCTGGATGCTGCTTGTTTTCGTTAAATGGGGTTGAGTCAATTAGTAAAATCCTATCTGGCTCAAGCATGTTAACAAGGTTTCTTGTTTGATTACCTAAACCAGTGTTATCCGATCTTGCAATGATTCCTAGTTTCATTTTTTATATCCCCAGGCTTCATCGTCAACAGTAAATTTTTGTGTACCTTGACGACCATCTAAATGATAAGAACGTTTTATGCTTCCTTCTGGATGATAGATCCAAAGTTTATGTTTATTCCAACCTGCTTGATCAAATTCTCCGTAAGGCAAAACATCATCTTGAACTTTACCATGAAACTTATCTTCAATAAAAGTTTTCTCGTCAGAGAAAGGCATAACAACATCTCTATAGTATTTAACTGTGCTTAAATGTGGACGCTGACTCCATTGAGCAGTTCTCATAAAACCATCCTGAAGCCCAAACATTAAATGTTTATGTGGTTTTGGAATTGATGCCTCAAAATGAAATCTTATAGTATTAGCCTTTTCATTTTCTAACATGTCCAAGCATTCCCGCCAATCAATTTCACAGTCTGGAGTTATTGGAGCATCTCCTTCAACATAAAGCATCGCTGCAGTATTAATAAGATCAATTGTTCTTTTCATCATTGTGGTTTGGTGACAATGTTCATCAAAAATTATAGGTAAAACATTTTTCCATTCATGCATACACTTCCAAAGAACTTTACTCTTGTATTCATCGTAATCTGCTTTACGAGCCAAGCGTTCTTCACGCAAACCATCCATCTGTAAAATAATTTCATTATCAGGGAAATGTGATCTAATTGTAGAAATAGTTTCATCAATGATTGCTGTATCTGGGTGGCTTGGCAATACAGACGTGGCAACAACTATAGTTATGTCATTCTTGTTCATAAATATCCCTCATTATTTTTAAAGAAAAATCTCTTTTATACTTTAACCACCAGCATACCACCTGGTGCATATTATTAGGATAGTCTTTAATAAGTTCTGGTATAAGTTCTTTTAGTTTATTCCAATCGTCAACCTTTGCAATTGGTATTTCTGCAGGGTAAACATAATTAAAATAATCAATCATTTCACCCTTTGAGTCAACAAGATCACCAATGGGCAAAGCAAGCATTTCTATTGCCTCAAAGAACCTAAAGGTGTCTATAACCATAGCCCCAGCAGGGGCAGGGGCAACTCTTGTCTTTGACAGTGTACGGTAGTAGTCTTTGGGCTGTTCTCCCTGTGCAAAGCCTTCTGTGGGCTTGTATAGGGCATTTGGTAGGGTTGGCATGACTTCTGCTAACTGTTGTCTGCGTTGATGGGTTATCTGTCCCCCAAAATAAATATCATATTCCTTAATAGGATAATCAGGCAAATTAGACTTTAAGTGTTGCGGTACACCAATAAAAAATTTATTGTATTTATCATGTTGTGGATGAGCATATTGAACCCAAATAGAAATGTTTGGATGATCAATTTTATCTACATTAAAATAAGCACTCTCGTCTCCAGTAATAAAAAGAACCGCCCTGTTAAGGTTTTTTAATTGGTTTGATATTACATCTTCTTTTCCAGCATTGCCTTGTCCAGGAATAATAACAAACCCACGTTCTGCTTTTGGTATTTGTTTTACTACTAACTGCTCAACATTATTTTTTTCAAATGTTTCTTTAAGCAATCCGTAATCCCATTTGCCATCTGCAGCATCAAGTGGATCAATAGAATAAATATATGCAGTAATCAATTAAGCACTCGCCAAAGTTTTTCTTCTGTAATTAGTTTTCCAATAAGGTCTTCATCTATGTATGACCGATTAGATGCTAAAGTAATTTGTGAGTTATAGGCATGAATTGCATCAACTTTATGTTTAGTAAAATTAACTGAAACATTTTCTAAACTATGAACAGATTTAAATTTATCCAATCTTTGTCTATATAGTTGTGGATATGCTAACCTGTATGGAAGTTCTGCATAAATAAAATATGTTTTATTATGATCTTTCATTAAAGAAAATAGTGTTTCAGATAGCAAAATATGGTCTGGATGGTATATTCCTAATGGAATATAAATATTTTCATAATCATTAATTATGCTTTTTATCCAATTAGTTAAATCATCTTCATTTTGTTTTCCATAAACATCATCTAGAAGATCGCCATTAATAACTTTTATACCAAGGATAGAGCAAGCAATATCATGTTCTTGTCTTAACAATATATGTTTTTTATAGCCTTCATCATCTGTTGGAATACCAGCAAACGCTGAAGCAATTGTAAAATTATTATCATTGTTATCAATAATATAATCGCCTAAAGAAAAAATTGCATCATCTGTGTGAGCACAAAATATAATACTACTCATAAAACAAATGAACCTCATGCTGATAATCTAAAAGAGTTTCTTGATACCCCAACCCTTTTATCCATTGTCTAAGATTATATAAAGATTCATTCCATTGTTGTAGCATAAACTCTGGGTGTCCAGATAGCCAAATCTTTGGTTTATGCTCTCTAAGTGCCTTCTCAGCCCCTTCTAAGACCCTCCATTCGCTACCCTCTACGTCCAAGGAAATGACGGTAGGTGGTTTAATCTTATGATCATAAACGCAAGAGTCTATTGTAATCTGGCCATAAGTATCTCCTTCAAGATATAATTCTTTAAATCCATGCGCTGCTTTAATTTCATTATTAACTTCTGGAGGCCATTGATTAAAATAGACACGTGCAAGGTTGTTTATTTTATTAGAAGCAAATCCAGGAATACAAGCCATTGGAAGTTCTAAGTTATTAGATGTCCAAGTTAATGGAAGATGTGACCATACTTTAGGGTTTGGTTCAAACAAAACAACTTCTGCACCCCACATCTGACACAGGGCTGGAAATTCTCCTTGTTCTGAACCAACATAATAAACAACATCTCCTTTACCAATACGTTCGTGCATTGATTTAAGTCTTAACTTTTCCCAACCTGCTTCACTATGCCACTCTGGTCTATCTGCACGATGTTTTGGAAGCACCATTTCAAACTCTCCATTTAAAATTGTTTTAATCATCTCTGTCACTTCATTGACTCCACAAAATAAAATTCATGTTCTCTTGTGTCAAGTTCATATATTTTTTCATTTGAATATACTGTTTGTTTAAATTTTGTTTCAGAAACATTACCAAAGTCAACGCTCTTTAATTTATATTGTAAGGCTTTACTTGTTAAAAGTGATGCTGATTGTGAATACCAAGTTAGCCATGCAGAAAATCTATTGTCTAAGTCATCTTCAGAGTTAGGGAAAAAACTAATATTGTTATTTTTATATGCATTAAATCCAGAAACTATGTCTGGGAGGCTAATTCTTGCAACCCCTCCTGGTTTTAAAACTCTATAAAATTCTGACAAAACTTTTTCAATATCATGATACTTAACACAACAAACTATTGCATGACAAACAATAATATCACAAGAGTTGTCTGGCATTAATTTTAAATCTTTATACTCAGTATTAAACTCTGGATCAAGATCTATATTAACCCAGTCAGAAGGCTGAATGCTGCCACAACCAAAATTTATTTTCATTGTTGTATCCAATCCATTAGAGATATCTTTGGAGTCCAACCAGTTAAATCTTTAAACTTGGCATTAGATGCAAGAGTTTCTTGCACTTCACCAATTCTTGACGGGATAAATTTAATATCATTTGAAATCATATTAGCAATATCAAGTATAGCGTAGTTACTTCCATACCCAATGTTATATACTTCACCAAATCCATTTTCAACTTCAGATGCAAAGATGTTCGCTTGCACTACATCTGATATATGAGTAAAATCTCTACGCTGAGATCCATCTCCAACTACTGTTAGTGGTTTTGACTCATGATATTGTTTTAAGAATAGTCCTATTACTGGAGCATACTGTCCTTTTAATGGTTGTCTATCTCCATAAACATTAAAATATCTAAGGGATATAGTCTTTAATCCGTAAAGGTTATAATAAACTCTTGCAAGGTTTTCACCAAAAACTTTAGCAGCAGAGTATGGAGTTAATGGATCAGGCGACTGTGTTTCTTGGTTTGGAAGCAAAGCCTTTTTCCCATAGGAAGAAGATGTGCTTGAATAGATTAGCCTATCTACCTTGTTAACCCTACAAAGTTCAAGAACATTGGCTGTTCCTACTGCGTTTGATTGAATAGATTTTTTAGGATTTAATATTGCTGGCTGTATTCTTGCATCAGATGCTACGTGAAACACGCAGTCAACATCTTTAAAGAGTGGTTCAATTAAGTCATAGTCACAAATATCATACTTATAGTTTTGTGCTTTATCATTCCAATAGAATTGCTCATGACATTCTGCAGACTCATCATCAATACAAATAACATCGTGACCAAGACTAATTAACTTATCAACAAGGTTTGATCCAATAAAACCAGCACTACCAGTAACTAAATATTTCATTTTATATTTAAGGTTTCTAATATGCTAGCCCACC